GCCTGAGCGGCTGAAACACTTATTATCACGCTGTTGTGCCAACATTGATTGCAATTTCGGGTCGTTTTTATACACCCACAAGTAGAACTCATGCTCTAAGCGTTGGAGGTCTCCGACGACATGGCTATCAAATCTGGAGTGATCCATTCCAACTAGTAAGCCTTCTGCCCTCAACATCTCAGCTATTGCTTCCCCTCTTTGCGACGTGTTCATCGACTTCGCAAACATTGGTAGGCCATTGAATTTCGTGGCGTACAATGCATGTTCTAAAGGAGCTAAATACTGAGCTATTGAGGCTACAAAGCGCGGTGGTCGATACTGTACCAACCGCGGAACTTTGCTCATTAAGGTATTGGCGGGTGCAACCTCAAATTTAACGAATACTTTGACATGGCCATCCCTCTTATCGAGGCTCTTTTCAGAGAGGGAGTCGAAAGCTTTCTGATAAGTCGCTTTCTTGCCACCTCTTCGGGTAGCAACAACCTCCTCAGGTGTCCATGGCATCAAAGCTCCGGGATATAAACCGGTTTTGCGTGTTAATTTCTTGAGGTATTTAAAACCAAACTCTAAGGCTTGCAAATCTACTACAGGAGGCACCTTCGCATAATGCCTCTCGACCATAGCAATCTTCGTGTTGTGCACACATTCCGCGTAGGCGCACTGCGGCTCAGTGAGATCAAGGATTGTTGGAAATACTTGTGTAACTATTCGCCTATTACAATAGCTACGTTGATCCACCTTATGCCGGACAACAATGCCGTCACGTGGTTCTTGCTCGCTTTCGCGAGCAAGGCAGACGGCAGTGTGTCTCAAGTCCCCTCAGGTCATGGCGGCAGTTGGCAGAGCCTTCATTGTTCTTCTGAAAATGAGGTTCTTGAATCCCCAGCGCCGACCTAACTGTCCTTTCGCAGCTTTCGCCTGCTTAGTCAGTATGGTCTGCACGGTGGGTTCTGCCAGATGCTGCCTATGTTCCTGTTCCGCCTTATCAGGTACCATAACAGACGTCACTGCTTGCGCAATGTGGTTTGCTATGTCAGCTTGAGAAATGCCGGTGCAATCATGCCCATCAACCCACTGGTTGGCTTGGCGCACGAGATTCCTTTGTAACTCAGCTGTTCGTACCTGGTGTAGAGCAAAGCGTCGTAGGAATCCGGTCAATTCCTTTGGCTCATACACAGCAGCCCTTGCTGCTATCTTCTGCTCCTCCGTCAATAACGCAGGTGATTTGCGTCGAAGTTCCATCGGTAGCGGTTTCTTAGAAGTCGGATTTGGGTTCGGTACGGGCCCAATCGGTGCAGCTTTCGCTGCTAACGCATCCTGATTTCTCCAACGCTGGCGATCGCGCAGGAAATTTTGATATTCCTGCTCCACAAGCGCTTGCATAGCTAGCTCTCGCTGGCGTTTCAAGTCTTGTTTCTCCTTCGTCACTCGCCTCTCTCGTTGGTATTCCGCTTCCACTACTCGCTTCGTCTCGC